AGAAAGAACTTCTTCTTGCTTTCTCCATAAATATTTGCCTTTGTATACTTCTCAGAAACGCGATAATAAATTACATATTGTCCAACAGTGAGGAGGAGTTCTCTATTGATGCACTGAATGAACTTGAGATCCGCTTGTTGGTTGAAGAGAGGACCATATTGTTCGTTCTCACAAGAGCCAGAACAGAGGGAGGAAGTTGAGCACGAAATTGTAACAAACGGTGAAAGCGTAGTCACACTTTAATTATAAGTTAGAATAGCTATTTATTTTTCTTCCTGCGCAGTTTTTTCTTAGGAGGAACCACTTCTGTCGATTGGTCGTCTTCCTTTACAGGAATCTTGTCGAGATCTTTTTCAACTGCTCTGAGAGGAACGTCAGAAAGAGCTTCACGAATTATTTTGCGGATTTTTTTAAGCAACTGATTCAATATCAAGGGGAATTTTAGCCAAATTTTCACCATCTCGACCATAAATATCATACCATTCGCCATCTTCATCATACATATCAATCAATTCTCTTCCGCTTACTGTCAAAAGTTCATCACCAAGATCAATGTCGTACTCTTCAGGGCGACCCTTTCCGCTCTTTATTCCAGCTCTTACGTAATCAATGAATTCATCACTTGAATAATACTGGCCACCTTCCTCTTTTGGGCGGCCTCTTCCCGTATCAAGGCTTGGAAGTTCAGTTGGTCTTCCAAGAGGAATTTCTACTGGTCTTCCCTGTTCTTTGATGAGCCGAGCTCTACGAGCTTCTTCTCTGATTAGTTTCTTGAGCTCGCTCATTCGAATTCTTACTGTTTTTCCTTCAATTTTCTTGCTTCCTTCTTTTAGAGTTCTTTTTCTTTCGTTGATTTTCCGTAGAGCGCTAATTCTTCTTTTTCTCTCTGAAAGTGTCATTTCCTTTATTCTCCTTCTTTTTGTCTGTCTATTCTCATTAAGACAGATGTTATCCTATCATTAATTATTACAGAAGTTAAAAAAAATCATAATTTGTTTGAAGAAAAGTATGAAACAACCTTCATTTGCTTCTGAAAAAAGTTAGCAAGTTTTCAAACAAAAACATTTTAGAGTGTAATATTTATTACAAGGAGTAAAAATGCGAAAAACAAAAATCTTTTCAGTTTGCTTGCCGCAACATATATATGACTTCATGAAGAAAAAAGCAAGAGAAATCGCAATAGAAGAAAATAAAGACTGTTCGATTCAAAAGATTGTGAATAAACTCTTAGAAGAATATTATAAAAGCAATATGGAGAAAAAATGAGAAAATGTCTCGAAGAAAACTGTAACTATGAAACTACAGAAGAAAAATATTTTTATGGACCATCATTTGTAAATCATCTTTGGAAACGTCATAATATAAGTAGACGTCAATATGCAGAAAAACATAAAACAGAAGAATGGATTCCATGTGTCGTATGCGGAAAATTCATCGCTAAAGGTCTAATATATCAAAAGTTTGATAAATATGGAAACAATATAAATACATGTTGTAACAAATGTAAAACAATATTACGCATAGAAAGAGGAAAACTTAATGGAAAACTTAAGAAAGCTGCAAAACAAGCTGCGAAAACAAGAAAAGAAAATGGTTATTACGAGTCAGATTCCTATAAAGCTTCTAATGAACTTAGAGTTCAAAAAATGTTAGAAGTTGGAACATATACACTTATTGCACAAAAATCAAATAAGAAAAAAGCAGAAACGGGTTCTGCAAAAACAGGAGCACAAAAAGGACACAAAACAAAGCTAGAAAAAGGTATCTATAAAACAGCTACACAAAACAGAACAATCACAATGATAACTAATGGAACAAACATTATCAGAGCACAAAAAGCAAACAAAACAATAGAAGAAAAAGGTATTAGAAAAGACATGATGAGAAAAGCTCGTGAGACAAGAATAAAAAATAAAACGACCGAAAGAATGAGAAATGATGGCACGTTCACTAGAGCAATGATAAAATATGAAGAAACAATGTTAAGAAAATATGGACGGCGATACAATATACAACCAAACTATTCAGAAATGTCTCAAGAGTTATTTAGAGAAATAGAAGTAATCATTTTCCAATTTCAAAAAAATCTAAAATGTTTTTATGCAACAAATGGAGAAACTTTTCGTTCAAACGAATATGTTGTTACGATTCGTCAAAAAGCTTGTTCGGTTCGTTATTTAGATTTTTACATACCTGAAATTAAAACTTGTATAGAATTTGACGAAAAGAAACACGAAAATCCAAAAAGAAAACGTTATGATAAAATAAGAGAAAAACAAATCATTAAAGCAATTCCAGACATTAGAATAATAAGAATAAAAGAAAGAGACTTCAAACAAAATAAACAAAAAACAATAATAGAAGCAATAAACTTTATTCTGGAATTAAAATCTGTAAACTAATACAGGACTAAATTCATAAATCTTACTAATGTGTTCTAGTTTTTGTGCTTCTTTTTCCGAGAGAGAAACATCAGATGTGGCTTCAAGTAGTTCTTTCAATTCTGTCCTGAGATTCTCTATTTTCTCTTTCGCATCAGTAACGAGTTGATCTCCATTGAGAGTCATGTCACCATTTGGAATTGGAACCGAACCGAATTTGCTTCTAATATATCCGAGATCGAGTTGAGCAAGAGCAACTGCAAACCTACGAATCCACTGTTTTGCCATACTATTTATTCCACAATAACTTATTATTCCAAATGGAACGTTTGATAAGTTACTCACTCCATTTACTGTTGTATCTTCAAAACCATAATCTGGATTCACTGGATTTGGAAGCAGACGATATGTAAACCAAATCTTGCAAGTATCATATGGAACTGGATAAATTCGTAAATTATTGTTTTGTAAATCATAGTTATAGTTTGACATTCGAAACTTGAATGAGAACTTATAGTTTTGTGTTCTTGCAACATCTTGCCAAATTGGCAACATATAATATGCTTGATCTGTAGTGAATGATGATCCTTGACCAAATACGAAAATTGAATTTGTATACTCGTTAGCTGGATAATATCTTTGAGCACCCCATGGTTCACGGTGCCAGACGTCTACTATTTGTATTCGATTATTACCAACAGTTCCGCTCATTAGAGCTTGAAGATCATAATCTTGCTGTCCTGCTATTGAATCAACAGAGCCAGAATAAATTGTATAATCTCCACCAATTGAGTTCTCTATTTCAGAAGCCGCAGTTGTTCTTTTATAATGCTCGAGATTTGGATGAATATATTTTTGTTCAGAACCAGAGAGTGAGCCAGTTGCTTGACCGAACCAAGAAGAAAGATTATTCTTCGCGTTATATAAGTTAACGAGATTACTAAATTCGAGAAAACTTTCCTGCGCACTTTGCCAAATATGAAATGGATGAAGTTCAACAGTTAGAGAATAAGCTCCGAGCTTTACAACAACAAAATTCGATATATTATCGATATCTGCAAGAAAACATGCATCTTGATCAAGATATGAACTTAATGCAGTAGAACCCGTAACATAATTTTGCATACAAATTGTCATTGTTTTTCTTGCTCCACACTATAATTATTCTATGAACAAAGAATTTCAACAAGAGTTATTTGTCGTATTCAGAAAATATAATGATTCCTTTACAAAACTAACTATAAGTGATAAAAACTTAACATTTTCAATATCGTACACGACTGATGAACTTGATGCTCTCAAAGCTTTCATAAAAGATCTCAATACTGTTTCTAGAGAAATAAAGATCCCAATTAGTATGACTTTTTGGGATAAAGTTAATGGCGAAATAAAGTTTAAGGTGAAATAACGAATGCCAAAGGGTCTTTTTAAAAGTACAAAGCCGGAACGAAAAGTTCTAAAGGAACTCAAAAAATACAATCTTAAGTATCATATCAACCATACTGTAAAGAGTGGTTATAACGTTGATGTGTTCATTCCAGATCTTAATCTTTGTATTGAGGTACAAGGATGTTTTTGGCATATTCATTCTAAATGTGGTTTTGATAAAGTTGCTCTTACAGAAGCACAAGAAAAAAATCTCGCAAGAGATAAGATAAAAATCCCTCTTGTAAGCTCTCTTTATAATACAATCTGGTTATGGGAATGCGAAATAAATAAACGTGGGTTTGCAAAAAGATTCAAACAGCTTTTTGAGAAAGCAAGAGAAGAAATTTTAAAGGGAAATCGTTTTCAGTATTGGGAAGATAGAAATGTTCTTATTTAACGATGTGAATGTCTTTGTTTGGTGGCATAACGAGGCCACTCATTTGTGCTCTAATATTTTCATAACTCTTAACTTCATCTTTTAGAGCTTTTCTAACGAGACAGCATGAATCTCTTTTAATTGGAATTTCTTCTCTATCTTCTGTTAAAGCATCGAGAATTAACATCGTTCCAATTGTTTCTCGAACAGCTATGTGTTCTCTATTCATCTGAAAACAATTTTTGACTGTATATTCTTTTTCATTCTCTAAAACAAGTTCAGCAATTATTTCTTGGCCATTTGTATGGAATACGAGTAAGTCTGACATTTTATTTTCTCCTTTATATGCATTATAACACACATTTAATCAATGTTTTTCTTTCTCTTCCAAATTGTTTAGATATTTCTTTAAGTTCACTGATAATGACATTATCTCTTTCTTCAGTATTTTCAACGATGTTTTTGAGTCTCTTTATTTCTTCTTGTAAAGATTCAAAGTCTGCTTTTAGTTTCTTGTATTCGAACTTTGAAAGTTTTGCAAGACGCATATCGAGAATTGCTTGTGTTTGTTTTTCTGATAAATCAAGTTCTTTCATAAGTTTTTCTTTTGGACCATTTTCATCTGGGCATTCTCTTATTATCTTTATTATTTGATCAATATTCTTAGATGCAACAATTAAGCCCTCGACGATGTGAGCTTTCTCTTGATTCTTTTTTAGATCGAAGTTTGTTCTTTTTATTATTACATCTTTTCTAAATTCAATGAAGTTTTCTATTATTTCTCTAACAGAAAGAGTCTTTGGAGCTCCATTTACAATAGCGAGGTTATTTACAGAGAATGTTGATTGTAATGGTGTTAGTCTGTAAAGAGATGAAATTGCATCGCTTTTATCTGTACTATATTTGAGCTCAATAACAATTCTTACGCCGCTCTTATCTGATTCATCGCGAATTTCATTAATGAACTTTATCTTTTTTTCTTTCACACAATCAGAAATCTTTTCTACGATCTTTGCTTTATTCGCTTGATAAGGTATTTCAGTAACAATCAAACAATCTCTCCCACTCTTGCTTTTTTCTGATATAATTTTTGATTGAATAGTTATTGAACCCCTGCCAGACTTCATTGTGTTAAATAGATCGCTATCACTATTTGTTATCATTCCACCAGTTGGAAAATCAGGAGCTTTTATTATTTCATATAATTTTTTGTCACTGACTTCTTTGTTTTTGATGATCTTTATTGTTGCATCAATAACTTCATTGAGATTATGTGTAGCAATACTTGTAGCCATTCCAACAGCAATACCCTCAGAACCATTTATAAGAAGATTTGGAAATTTCGCAGGTAACACAGTTGGTTCTTTAAGAGAGTCATCATAGTTTGGAGAGAAATCAACTGTTTCTTTTTCGAGATCTTCAAGGAGATTACTTGCAAGTTTTTCAAGACGAACTTCAGTATACCTCATGGCAGCAGGTGGATCGGCATCAATGCTACCAAAATTTCCTTGTCCTTCAACTAGAGTATGACCCATTGAAAAATCTTGAGCAAGACGAACAAGAGCACCATAAGCAGCGCCGTCACCGTGCGGATGATATTTTCCTATTATGTCTCCAACAACACGTGCAGATTTTTTGTAAGGTTGATTGTGATAGTTATTCAGTTCGTGCATAGCAAAAAGAATTCTTCGATGTACTGGTTTTAACCCATCTCGGATATCAGGGAGAGCCCGCCCTACAATGACAGACATAGAATAGTCAAGATAACATTCTTTTAGTTCTTCAATGAACGATTGTTCAATTACTTTGCTCATATATCTAGATTCTCCACGTAAACTGCATTTTGCTCGATCCACTGTTTTCGAATCTCAATATCATTTCCCATAAGAAGAGAAACAATATCTTCTGCATCTTGAGCATCTTCTATAGAAATCTTTTTTATTGTTCTTACTTCTGGGTTAAGCGTTGTTTGCCAAAGATCATCTTCATTCATTTCTCCGATACCTTTAAAGCGAGTAACTCTATATGTTCCCTCTTTCATACTCTTCGTTATTTTCTTTAATTCATTTTCATTTGAAGCATATATATTTTCTTTTCTCGTAACAATTTTATACAATGGAGGACATGCAACATATAAAAACCCTTTTTCAATTACTTCTTTCATATAACGATAAAACAAAGTGAGTAACAAAGTTCGAATGTGCGCACCATCAATATCGGCGTCGGTCAGTATTATCACTTTATGATAATTGACATTCGATAAATCTACATTTCCATCTTTTGATATCTTCGCACCAACAACGGTCATTATGTTTTTTATTTCTTCATTCTGAATGATTTTTTCTATCTTTGCTTTCTCGATGTTGAGGATCTTTCCTCGCATTGGATAAATTGATTGAATCTTTCTATCGCGGCCATTTTTCGCAGAACCGCCTGCTGACTGTCCTTCAAGAATGAATAGCTCTCTTTTTTCTGGATCCTTTTCTGAACAATCAGCAAGTTTTCCAGGAAGAGTTCCAATTGATGAAAATTCCTCTGAACTAAATACCTTCTCTTTTGCTTTTCGAGCAGCTTCTCTCGCTTTTGCACTGAGAGCGATTCTCGATACTACAGCTTTTCCAGTTCTATTATGTTCACTGAAAAATTGATAAATTGCTTCACAGACAACGTAGTCAACGAATCCTTTCACTTCACTGTTTACAAGCTTGTCTTTTGTTTGACTAGAAAAAGAAGCTCCTTGCATTTTAACTGAAACTATTGCAATGAGACCAGTTATTGAATCATCAACCTTTATTCCATCTTTTATTCCACGAACCCATTTCTTTTCGTCATTTATCTTATTTATTGCTCTATTAAGTCCAGTTCTAAAACCTTGTAGATGTGTCCCACCGTCAGTGTTTCTTACTGTATTTGTGAAACAGTTTACTCCATTTGTGAATTGAGCATTTACCCATTGCAAAGCGAGATCAACAGATATCTTTTTTTCTTCGTCTCTATGAGAAATCGTTATTATATCATTTATTGGGACTTTTTCATCTCTGAGATGTTTTATAAAAGATGTGAGGCCTTCTTTGTCTTTGAATACTATTTCCTCTTGACTACTTGATGTTTCATCTATAAAAGATATTTCTAGACCGACATTAAGATATGCTACTTCTCTTATCCTATTTAATATCTTTTTTGAATCGAACTTGTTATTTTCTTTGAAGATTTCTTCATCAGGTTTGAAAGTTATTTTTGTCCCAGTTTTTCTAGTACATTGACCAATTGCTTTTACTTTTGATTTTGGTATTCCTTTTTGATACTCTTGAAACCAAACTTTATCATCTCTCCTCACTTCAGCTTTAAGCCATTCTGATACAGCGTTTACGGCTGACACTCCGATACCGTGGAGACCAGAAGATATTTCATATGCTTTATTATCAAACTTCCCACCAGCATTCAGAGTGCACATAACTACTTGAAGAGCAGAAATGCCTTCTTCTTTTTTAATATCTACTGGTATTCCGCGCCCATCATCTTCGATGGTTATTGTGTTTTCTTTTCCTAGAGTTATGTCTATTTTTGTTGCATGACCAGCAAGGAATTCATCGACAGCATTATCGAATACTTCGAAAAAACATCTATGAAGAGCTGATCCGTCTGTAGTGTCACCAAGAAACAATGCTGGTCTCGTGCGGACAGGTTCGAGATCTTTTAAAGAGATAATACTAGTAGAATCGTATGACGATGGTTGTTTTTCGCTCATGTTGTTATTTTATGTTTAGCAAGCGTATTCGTCGTGGATGATTTGAAGTTGAGATGGCTTCACTTCTTTTTTGAACACTTCAGTCATTTTCTTTGCAAGTTTTTCTTTGAAAGAGTCTAGTGTTTCATTTCCATTGAGCTTTTTTATCGACCAACCAATACATTGATCAACTTCACTGCATTCTGTATAGACTTCAAAATTATCGTCACCATCAAAATCATTAATATCTTCTAAGCCAAGATCACCGAGAGCTTTCCCGTAAAGCCCAACTATACAAAATGATGACGAAGAACTATTTGATACGAATCCCATTCTAATCTTCATTATTGTTTCTCCTTTTGTTGTTGTCTAGAAAAATCTAGCAACTCTAGCATCTTTTTTATTTTCTTTCCACATATTTCACTCTTCATGTTATCGCGAGGAAAGTCTTCTGGGTTGCGGTCTTTAGTTATATATACTAAACACACAGTAAATATCTCGGCCACGTCATCAGCTGGATGAACAAGTGAGTACCGTGATGCAAAATCAAACATATCGCGTTTAGATGCCATACTTGCTCTTTTCAAGTTTCGATGATATCTTTTATGATAATAACCAAATAGCTCTTTGATATCTTTTCTCTTTAGAATGTTTCTGTTTAGAAACTTCTCAGCGTATCTGTGGCCGAGCTCATGGAACATTATGCTCATCGTTGTTGGCCAAAATGCCCAAGACCAACCTACATCTTCTGGATGAATATATATTGTGTCTTCATATAGTTCGTATCTGCTTTCAGTTGTTTCACCAGAAACTCTTTTCCATGTTACACCATTTTCTAGAAAATCAAGAGAATATTTTTTTAATACGCCATTTATGTTTTTGATAGATTTATCGTAACGCACAACAATATTTTAACACAAACTAAAACTTTTGTTTTGGCCAAATATATGGCAAATCGTCATTTTCTTTCCAATCGAATTTGCAATACCACTTCTTGTCTTTTCTAAGAAGATTTGATCTATGAGATGCATGAAATTCGTTATCACCAAACCAATATGGATATATGATATTCTCAACTTCAATAATCTTCATTGTATTATTGTAACCACGATTTATCCATTCTGTAATCATTATATTCGAATACTCGATGAGAGCGTTTTTGTAGTCTCTCCACATAATTGCCGCAGGATGATTTCGCCATCCTTTTGTTTTTCCTTCAATTGCAGCAATAAGTTGTCTAGCTTCAACACGTTGTTTACCCAGACGTCTATAGTCAAGACATTTAGCTGATTGCTCAAACGAAGGATATGGTAGAAATGTTTGCATCGATGAGTGTATTATAGCAAAATAAACTGAACAAATATATCAAAACATGTTATAATTAGTTAGTCAATGATGACCATTTGCACTCTCATTGCTCTCGGTGACTCTCATGGAAATATATCAAATTTCCGAAGAGTTGTCGATCATATTATTAGAGAAGAAAATCAACAGTCTATTCTCATTCATAGTGGTGATATCTTTAGCGAAGATGGTCATGATCATGAAGCGATCTTCGAAATGAGTAGACTTTCTGAACACTTTATTAGCTCATTTATTACAAGAGGAAATCACGATGAACTAAGTATGTTTGAAGAAGAGTTTGAACATATTCCTCTCATCAGTCAGATATGCGACAATGTAAAAATAATAGTCATTGATTCAAATAGACACTATGTTCGCCAGCTCGAATTTATTAAGAACGAAATTGAAAACGATAAAGACAGCAAGTTTGTTGTTCTTCTTCACCACCACTTAATTCCATGTAGTTCTGAAACTACTTATGAAACATTTTGGAATAGAGGTCTCAGTTCAGTTCTCAGAGAAACAGATCTCGTTATTCACGGACACAGCCACGTATTTGCACAATACAAACTTTCTTCTGGAACTCAAGTTCTTTGTGCTTCTCTTGCGAATAATAAACGGTACATTTGTTTGAGAGAAAATCAATGTAATTGTAGATACAGTTCAGATCTCGAATATCTAAGAATAAATCTTGTTGAAAATCAATGGCAGTATGAAAGAATTATTGTTCCAGAATCTTAAAGAAGTCTTTCTCACTCATTCAATGGTTATGATAGTGGAGGCGAACTACTACACATTACACAAGAACCGTTTTGGCATCTAAGCCCATTTGTACATTGAGAAACGCTTGGGCAAGCATGAGGGCAATCTTTAGGATTTGTTATTATTGGTCTGGAGAGAGGTGGATCATTCAAATTCAGATCTCTGACCAAACCGGGTCTTTGTGGTTGTTCATAAGACGCCTCTGTGCAATAACACGTAGCGCTTCTGCACTCACTCTCTGCATTCCCGGCCGATTGACATTGTTCCATACAATCACTAGCGGTACATGATGGTGATCTCTGCCTTCTATTTTTTGTAGAATGTCTAGCATCATTTGAGTTCGCCGAATGATTAGTCTCAATGATTCTAAGTTGACAGTTCCCAGAAACACAAGATAGTTCCGATAAGCATATTCTTCCGCAACTGCCACAGTTCTCTTTGTCTGATCTTAGGTCAACACACTTATTGTCACTACAACAAGTCAAATTTGGAGCACAATGATTTGGAGATTGACAAGATGGGAAGACTAGTTTTTCAAAATCATTATTAGACATGCACATACATTCAGCAAAATTAGCACAATCATTTTTATTTATACAACCGAAGCGATGTGGTTCGTCATGTTGAGAACACATTCTATTCCACGAATCTATTGTTTGCCCCCATATATTTTCTAGGCCCCAATTAGCAAAATGGCGAAATTCTCGACCTCTTGGCCCATTTACACAGCGTATTGGCACGCCTTTAGAATCTAGAAGATTATAATCAATTTCATTTATGTAAAACGCTGGCCCTCCAGCACATCTACACATTACTTCCAAACGACATTCGTCTAACTTGGATTTCATTCTATTACAATCGGCAGTTTGAGGGACTATTTTGTCATTACAAGTAGCCCCATATCCTATTTCAACTTCACATGTTCTTGTAGTGCCACAATCGATGCGCCTAATGATTCCATCATCTGGACACCACACCATAACATTTCCTTCGCAGTATCCTTCTTTAGTAACAGAGCCACAACTAGATGATTGAGGAATGGGGACAACTGTTGAATCTATTGTGGTTGTTTTTGACGTATCTATTTGTGAGCAGACATAAACACAAGTTCCAACAGTGATAAGAATAACGAGACCAACGATTTCTTTTGCTAGTTTCCACATTTTCGTATCTCCTTTCAATGAAAGCGCGTGATTTGAACAATTTCAGCATCTTTTACTTGTTCGTTAATCACATTTAGTATGAACTTAGAAATATCACTGTTATCATCGAGAGTTTCTCTATACACATAAAACATGCTAAATCCGTTTCTCTCTAGTTTGCTCATCCTAGAAAAGAATCTTACGCACCATGTATTTCTTTTATAAAGAGTAAGTTGTTCTTCAACGACTAGTTTCATAAATCTTGGATTTCCACATTCTTTACACTTTTTAACTTTTTTCAACTCTTCTATGAAACAATGAGGAACATTCTTAATAGCAACAACATATGATGCAGAACTACTATTTGAAACGAAACAATTTCTTACCTTCATTTGTTTCTCTTTTTCTATTTTTCGATTCTATCCAATACGAATTTCTACTTGTTCCCAATCTGGATTTGTGAGAGGCGGTGCTAGTATTTTTTCAAGGTAACGAGCGCTTATTTTGTATTCATCGAGAATTTGTTCTTTCGAAACACCAGAAGATAACTTATTCTTTACTTCTTGTTTTTGGGATAAAGTGAGTTGTCTATGAGCATTCCAGCGAGATGCATTCTTCCTTTTGTTTATTTCGTCTTTTTCTTCTTGAGTTTTATTCGCCCAAGTTCTTTTAAGAGATTCGCAGACGCGTTTGTGTCTTTCAGGATTTTCCCAAAGTTTTTTCATTATTATGCTTTTAGCTTCTTTTACTTCTTGTCTATTTTGTGCTTCGTATTGTTTTTTACTAAAATCATCTAATTGCTCTTGCGTTTTATTGGCCCACGCTTGTTTTGATGCTGCGCTCGTTTTAGCACGAGCTTCAATATTTTCATAGCGCTTTTTTTGAGCTCTACTGTTTGCTAGATTTACTTCTTCTTTCCTCATTAGATCTAATTTTCTCCAATTTTCTTTTCTAGTTTTTCCTTGTTTTCTTCTAGATTCTTTAGATCGATGCTTTCCAAACATGGGATTGTTTGTTCCAGACACGTCGCCCCAATTATGATTTCCCTTACTAGATTCGCTTAGATGTTTTTTCCAAAGGTCTATTTTTTCTTGTGTCCTATTTTTTAGTCCATCACTAACTTTTTGACGAGCTTCTGAGCTTTCAAAATGAATTTTTAGTGATTCTGATATGTGTTTCTTCCATAACTCAATTTCTTCTACAGATTTGTGTTTCCATGTTTCGCTAACTTTGATATGCTCTTCTATCGATTCCCAACGTTTTCTATTACCTTCAGATTTTCTGGTTTTATTTTCACCTGTAAAATAGAGTAGCTCATCACAAACAACTAGCAATTCTTGCTCATCAAAACGAGAAAAGAAGTTAAGAATCTCATTAATCCAAAACGTAACTTGGGTTACTGAAGCAGGTCTGTAGTCATATTTTCGATATTTTTCTATATCTTCTTCAGAGATAGAATTCAGTTCTCTAATTATGCTATTCACTTTTGAAACAACATCTTTATTTTTTGTTCCTAAAAGTGTATGTATGATATAAAGCAATTTTGGAACAGTATATATTTCTCCGCGCCATGTTCTATCTATGAATTCGCTTCTGGAAAATTTTTGTAATACTTTTGTTATAGTTATGCACTTAAGAGTTCTTCCTTTACAATTAGTAGCATCATATTCATTCATCGGAAAAATGCCATTACAAGAACATTCGCGCATAGAATTGAATAGCATTTTCTAACTCTTCTTACAATATTCGTTCACAGGGGTTTCACATTCAGACATTATTTCATGACATAAGATTTCAGACACGATGGGCTCAGCGTCTTTATTATTAGGAAGATCAATGACAAAAAATCCAACTTCATAAATGCCTGGCTTCCATATTCTTCCACCAATTCCAATTGGAGCACAAAGAGCTGGAGTATTTATGAGATGCATTTTATTCAATCCAGCTCTACTTGCATAATATTCACTTTGATGTGTATGTGACCTAATGAGAATTTTTGGAAGCTCGTTCCAATCTTTGTGATAGCGATATGCTTGAGAAACTTGATATTCTTCTTCTTTTAGAAGCAAGCGAGTTCTGCTAGCATTTAGATTTGCTCGACCCATTCTATGTTGAATGCTAAAGACACGGTTATTTATGATTATTTTCTCTTCTCCATTTGGAGTATGTTTGTTCATGACTTGAACTTTACAAGCTGCTGAAAGATTTGCTATTGCAATTATTTGCTTTTCGAGTTCACCGCCATTGTTGATGTGAAATAATGATCCTCGTGCAACATAACACAATTCTTTCGGATCAATGAATCGAATGATACTTGCGGCCATTTCTTGTTGATCTTCTATATCGGGATATAGAAGATCTTGCGAAATTTTTTCTCGTGTTCCATGAACTAAATCGCCGTTGACAATAAGTGCAATAATAGGACTAGTAGTTTTAATTAATTCAATTTGAAAACTAAACCAATCCCACAACTTTTTTCTAATGTTTGATTCCCATTCAAAAATAGAAGCGTCTTTTATGAGTCCGTTTGAGTTCTCTATTGGCGCTAAGTTATATCTAGGAGGCGTTAAACCACCCAATGTACCACAATGCATATCAGACATCGCAACAACTCTTACGAAATCTTTTTTCTTCATTATAAATATTATAAAAAAGTTTGAATTTAGGTAAAATCAAAAAGTTATGTATATTTATTATATGACAGATAAATCACTTAGTAAATATACAATGGTTCGTATTGAAAACGAAATACATGATAAGTTAAAAATACTCGCAATCATTCGTAAAGTTTCGTTTCAAGATATCGTGAAAGAAGCAGCTTCAGAGTTCGTGAGAGAGCACGAAGACGAAATAAGAAATATAAAATGAGCGAAGAACAGACACCGTTTGGAATTGTTTACGCAATCATTGGTCCTGCAGATTATATTAGATATGTTGGGAAACATGTATATCACGAAAAACACGGTTCATATCAAGAATCGCTAGAAACATATCTAAACAATACAATAAAGAATGCTAATAAAAACAATAACAAAAGAGCACTACATGTTCAAATACGAGAATGGACAAAAAGAAAGATAAAACCAAAAATAGTTTATTTAGAAAAATGTTTTTCATTATTTGAACTAAATAATAGAGAAATATTTTTAATAGCATTCTTTAGAAAAAGATTACCGGATCTACTTAATAGAGCTCCTGGAGGAGCCGGCGGATGGGATCCGCGCCTTGGTAAAAAAAATGGAATGTATGGTAAAAGTCTTAAAGATCATATGTCTGAAGAAGATTTTAATTTATGGCGAAAACATATAAGCGAATCGAATAAGATCGCTCAAAATAAACCAGAAAGAAAAGAACAAGCACGCAATAACATGTTAGGAAGAGTTTTTTCTAAAGAATGGCGCGAAAATATTAGCAAAAGTAATATAGGAAGAAAGCATTCTGAAGAAACTAAAAGAAAACTAAGCATCACACATACTGGACTTCAGATTGGCGAAAAAAATGGAATGTTTAATAAAAGAGGAGAAAACAACCCAAATTTTAAGAGCAAACGAACGACTGAACAACGGCAAAACATGTCAAATGGACAAAACAAGCCTGAAGTGAGAGAAGCTAAAAGTATAAAAATGAGAGGCGAAAACAATCCTTTCTTTGGAAAACATCATACCGATGAATCAAAACAAAAAATATCGAATAAAAGGAAAGGAAAAATGACGTGGTGCAAACTTACAAAAAGTGAAAAAAATGATATAATAAACAAATGGTTATCTGGAAACTATTCAAGAAAAATGTTACACGAAGAATATAATAAAGTGACAAAAGCCCTGATAAATTGGATAATAAGAGAAATACCGGGACAGAACAAAATCACAAAAAACGGACGTAAAAGAAAAAGCCCTGTATCACAACCTAAAAACTAATCATCTTAAAAAAATCATCTTCAGAAATAATAATGACTCTAAGCTTTTTTGCTTTTTGTGTTTTTCCTGAAACACTATTCGGATCCGATTGGACAAGAAAACCTGTTCCTTTTTTAAGAGATGTTTCTACAGTTCCTCCATTCGCTTTTACGAGTTCCCACATTTTTTCGCGTGTCATATGCTTCCCAGTATCGGGATCGATTCTATTGATTGCACCTGTGAAACAAAAACTTTGTCCTGACAATTTTCCAGAAACCATTTTATTACTCTCTCCCTTCTTTTCTTTCTTTATAATAGAAACTACTGTCAACAAATCTTCTATAAGTTCTCTCTTCTTATTTATTCCTCTAATGAAAGCATCAGCCTTCTTTTCACCAATTCCATCAATCGTTATTAGCTCAAAAGGCAAACAATATTCAAGACTTGCATCTGGTATTTCTGCTAGTTTCTGAAGCTTCTCAATTGTATCATATCCAGCTTCAACAAGACGTTCAGTCATAGATGTCGAAAAATCTTTTATGTTAAGAGCACCAATGAAGGCAGGAAGTGAAAGCTCTCTTTTGCTCTGAATGATATCAATGAGTTTTTGAGATGAACGTTCACCCTGTCTTTCGAGCTTCAGAATGTCTTCTTTTTTGAGACGATATAAGTCAGCTGGAGTTTTTATGAGGCCAGCATTGAATAAGTTTTCAATCGTTTTGTCACCGATTCCGAGAGTCTTCATTTCTGATTTATCGACCCACTTCTTAATAGAACCAATTGCCGAACCTTCACATTCTTCATTTGCACAAATAAGAAATTTTCCTGATACTTTCGTTTGCTGTCCACATACAGGACACGTTTTTGGAATTTGAAAATATTCTTTTGACATTATGCATACCTGTCTATAAAGTCATATGTTTTCATCATCTCTATTTCATTTTCTGTTATTAGAAATCCATTGTGAATATTAATATTATTATTGCTTATAAAAACATTTAAAGCTTTTATTTTAGCCTTAACAGTTTCATCATTTTCGACAAAAGTACTAGGTTTAACTTCCCAAATTTCTCTTATTCCACAATCAAATTCAACAAGAAAGTCTGGAATATAATTTTTGTTTGTTTTGGTAACTGGATCAAAATATTTTATACTAAAAGGTTCTACAGCAAAATATTCTATATTTGGGTGTTTATCGAGATACTCTAGAACAAATTTTTCCCACGATGAACGATAATAAAAATTTCTATTTAGTTTGTTTGAATGAAATATTCCATTTTTATAAGTATTTGAGCGTAATCTACCTTCAACATATGCTTTTGCGACACCATTACTTATCCGTTCTCTTATTTCTTTCGTTCTTTCATATTTTCCAGCTACACCTATACCTTTTCCTTTTCTATTTTTTGACATGAGTTCTTTTTCTTCATCTGTTCGCTTTTTGCCGCTCATGGGGTTTCCAGAACCAGACATCCTTTTAGAATGATCAGGTCTTTTCTTCCCCTTAAAACCAATTTTATTTCTAGTTTTTTCACATAACATACATTCTTTACCATACTTTTCTACATATTCGTCATATGAAATAATACAAATTTTAAAGTGCTCTCTATTTAAAAATTTTCGCTTTTTACCACAAGCTTTACAAATTACATAGTCTATATTTTCAATTTCATTCATTTTCACTCACCACTTCTATTGGAATCGGTATTACATCATTTGCTTTTTTAAACCTAAGATTACAACCTTTATACAATTTCAATTTTTTGAAAATATCTACATTATGGCACGTCATTTTAGATATTGTTGTTCCACCCATCTTTGTTTGTTCAATATGAATTATTGGTGTTATTTTTCCAGATCTTCCAAGTTGCCATTCGACATCAGTTACTTTGGCAGTTTTTATCATTGGAGGAAACTTAAATGCGATCTGTCCCTTCGGGTTACCTCCGAGAAGACCGAGAGATCTTTGTTCATCGATATCATTTATCTTTATCACAAGTCCGTCGATATCATAATCGAGATCGGCCCTCTTCGACTCAATATATTCGCTGTAAATCTTTATTGCTTCATCAAGAGTACAAAACTTACTTGAAACAGAACGAGAACCATTTTTGTCTAGAAAATCTATCTTATCTTTTTCAGTTTCAAATTCAACATCAGAAGATTCGATATCATAACATACCACATTCAAGAATTCTGAATATTGATGATCAAAACGTTTCGCTATTCCAACAGCTGCATTTCTTGGGTTTTTGAACTCTTGAATCTTACAGAGCTTTTCGAAATTTGTATTCGTTAGTATTATCTCGCCTCTTATTGATCCTGTAAATCCATTAATCGTTTTTGAGAAACCCTTCATCAAGCGAACATTTTCGAAAATGTCATCGCCGACTTCTCCATCGCCTCTCGTTATTGCTCTTACGAGTTTACTATCTTCGTATTCGAGATTCACAGAAAGTCCATCGAGTTTTTCTTCAACAGCAAATGTTTGGCTACCTGTTTCACGAGCCCACTTCTTTAGTTCGTCTTCTGTGTTCACTTTGTTTAGAGAAGTCATAGGAATGTGGTGGGCTGCCTTTTGCCAATCAGAGTCTCTTGCTTTCGCTCCAATTGACAAAAGATATTTATTTTCTGGATCGATTTGTTTTAGAGAGTCTTTGAGAAAGTCGTACTCTTCGTCTGAAATAATTGGCTCAGAAGAGTTGTAATAAGCGTCATCTGCGCTTTTCAAGCGAGAAATAAGTTCATTGATGTTCGCTGTTTTCATATGAATGACCTTTCTTTGAGGCCATTATATGAAAAAGAAAACTATTATGAAATCAAGAAATGTTTATTTTTCTAATTGAGTTTTTCGGTTCTTCTTTATACTTTAAGTCAATCGAAAGAACTCCATCTTTCACTGAAGCATCAATTGATTGTTCATCGAAACTATCAATGTTCCAAGAGTATGAAAATTGTTGAGACGAACTTCTCTTGAAGAATTTTCCTTCTTCTTTTTCTATTTTCTTTCCAGAAACAGTTAGTAGATTGTCTATAAGCTCTATGTTAATATTATCCTTCGTTCTCCCTGGAATGTCAATTAGGATTCTTTTTCCATTTTCAGTATCAACGATTTCATACTTTTTATCAACGAAGTTTCTTGGAAATGCGTAATTCATCATATCTTCGAAGTCTTTCCACGGCGATATTAATTGTTCATTGAGTCTTGCTAGTTTATTCATGATTATCTCTCCTTTCAGAAGCAATATAATCACGCTTCTTCTCTTGTAAACTACTTATTTTCTACAACCTGCTTTTCTTGCTTCATTAGAAATAAACCAGAGCGGCCGACCTTTGAATCTATCACAAACACACTTTTTGTTCCAAGAAGATCTAAAACTACATAAATAACGAATACAGTTGTCACAAGTCTCATAAGCGAGATCACTATCTAATTCGGCCATTATTTTTCTTATGAGAGAAAGATCAATGCCATCAAGTTTGCTAGTATCGTATCCAAGTGCAGACAGTCTATTTAGAGTGTTTCGATCTTCTTCAGTTTTCGTCGTCTTCTTGTTCTTCTTCATCGTATTCGTCACAATATTCACCATCGTCTTCATAATCGTCAATAAAAGATATTTTCACACCAAAGATTTTATTATCAGTGTCTTTAAGAACAAAACATCGATAACAACCATCTCCATATCCAGAAGACGAAACAACTCCGCTATTTGCAACAACTCCAACTTTTTCATTACTAAGTGTTATGTCGCAACATCTACAATAAAACTTCTCTCCTTCGTCATCAGTTCCTCTATCAAAATCTACTTTTCCTTCAATAAATTTATCTTTTCTATATTTTTCAAGATCAAAGATTCCAGCTTGTCCAGAATCAACGGCAACACTTTCTTTCAGTTCTTCCCAAGAACAGTCATATTTTTTCACCTCTTCACAAAAAGCACTGAGCTGGTCAATCCGATTATCATCATTCTTAGAACAAGAAACTTCCCACGTTCCGTTTTTAACGTTTTCAAGAATAACATTGCAACCATTTCCAACATAATAACAAGGATCTGATACAATTAGTTTTCCAGAAGAAACAACGAATTTCATATAACCTCCTCTCAATCAATGATTACTGATTCTAATATGAGGAATGTTTCGAAATATGTTTCCGTGTTCACAAAGAGCGCTTTCAACACCATCATTATCAGAGTAAGATAAGATAAAGACGTTCTTACCAGCAAATTGCTCTTTCAGTTTCTTTTCGTATGTCTTCTTCGCTTCTTGCTTATATAACAAATCCATTTTTTTGTCCCAACTCTTTATCAGTTTCTTTCTCTTACTTTCAACTTCTTTATCTTCTGATGACCAATATATGCTCTTTAAGTTATGTTTGTTTTCGAAGCTTTTTAGTTCTTCGTCTCTCTGTTTTTCAGCTTCTATTAATATATCTGATGTATTATAACCATCATAGGCAATTTCTTCTATGATTCCTTCTTTTGTAAGCTTTTTTGTTTCCTTCAAGTCATTGAATACTCTATTAATAACAGTTGCAACATCTAGCTGTTCGTCATAGTAATCAAGATCAGTTGCGATATCGTCATAATAACTATTTGGAAACATATATTCCTTAAGTTGATCTTTTGTCTTGATATTCTTATCAATTGCAATAATGAATGACGATGAACTACTGTTTGATACGAACGATGTTCTTATTTTCATTTACTCTCTCCTTTTTAGAAACTGTCACAAAAATCATAAGTTTCAAAATAAGAAAGATACCTTATCCTCTTTTTGATATCCTTAGGCTTCTTTGTATACATTCTTTTTCTATATGACTTATCTCTGCCACAAACAGGACATTCACCATAGATAGAAATACCAATATTTTCTATTGTTCTTCATCTTTAAGTTCATTCAGAACAATTGTTGCTCTTCTAGTTGGACCAATGCCACTTCGATTTATCCAACATCCTCGTCCCAAATTATAATTTGGAACTTTCTTATATTGTGTACTCGTTGGATCAACAATTGTTCCCGTTATGACATTCTTAATAAAAAAATGTGAAAAACCCTCCCAAACCATATGATACTGCTTCCATCCATTATTTTTCCCTCCTAATAACCAATAAGCAACTTCAGCAGCAAGAGCACAATGGCCCGATAATTTATTTTTATCACTTTTACAAATTTTACGCCATTTTGCTTGTAATAATTCTGGATGTTTAATTAAAAAATTTTGTATACTATCAACAATTAATTTTTCTTTTTTCTTCATCTCTTTGGTTTTTCTAGCTTTTCAATTTCAAAAGACATTTCTTCATATTCATCTTCCCACTCATGAGAAGGAGCTTTTATGTGAATAAGTGTTTCATCATCAGAACAAAG